GACTTGATAATTTGAGCACCAAGGGTTTCGTTAGGATCAGTTTGGCCACGCTGAATATCAGCAATGCCCATAATTTCGTAGATTTGACCTTTAACTTGTTCCATAGCTTGATAAGCCATGTTCAAACCTTCGGCAATTGGCTTGATGTCTACAAGGTTAATAGCCCCTTGCAATCCACCTTTTTCGCTAAATGCACCATAATTCTTAACTGGCAACAAAGCATTGTTTTCGCCTTCGCTAAATAAACGGGCAAGGGATGGTTCAGAAGCATCGTATACACCCCGAACTTTAAGTGCTTGAATAAAGCCATCAATACGGTCTGCCAGCGTGTCTAGCTGTCTTGCTTGGTCTTGGTATAGAACATAGTCAGGAACAGGAACTAAGCTGTCTGTAGTAAGCGTAGAGAACATTGGCTTAGGACATGGCCAAAAGTTTTCCAATTCCAACGGATCATCACGGGTATCAAGGATTTTGCCCATTGATTTGGATAACCAAATAACTTGTCCAGTTGTTTTGTCCCAAATTTCATAGATGCAAGCTTCTTTAGCACCTTCGCCCATTTTTTCGTTGTATGTTTTAGATGAATCAGGTCTTGTATCCAATGGAATACGCCCGCCTAAATCTTCACCAAAGCGTTCAACCAATGCAAGTCTACCTAAATAAACCTTACGCCATACGGCTGTTACTTCTTCCCATGTACGGGCAACGGTTAAACCAAAGTCACGCCAATGGACATAATCTACTGGAGCACATTCGTATTCAATACGCTCTTGATTCTCACGATGGATGCCGCCTTCGGTTTCAGCATCATCAATATCTTCTGTGATCTGATAGCCGTCATCGGGAGCACCTTCGCCTTCACCGCTTTGTTCGCCAATAATGTGTGGTTCGTAACGAACCCAAGCTGTACCACGCCCACCAAGTAAACGGTCTTGAACAGTCTGCTTCATGGCACTAGAATAATCGCCATAATGCTCAATTTCGTACTCTAATGCTCTTTCTAGCATCATTGACGCTACACGGCCAATAGGATCATTGTCCCTAAACCTGCGTGAAACATCAGGTCTTGGCAAGCGAGCAAATACCGCTGGGGTTATGGTCTGTACATTAGACCAAAGGATATTGAACTTAGCGTTAGGATTGTTGCGACTGCGTTGGTCATCACGATACCGTTTAACAATCTTGTCGGCTCTACCTTCCCATTCCTTGAATGTACGCTCGTACTGGGCAATGCAGTTATACCAATCTTGGTATGTGTGATCCATATAAATCCTTAAGAGAAGTTACCTACAGCCATAACAGTTGCACCAGCACCAGTAGTGATCTTCCAAGCACCGCTTACGGATACAGCATTGATTTCAATGGTATATACGCCAATTGGAGTGCTTGCGGCACAGATAGTGTAAGAAGTTGCACCGTCTAACAAGGCTACAGTTCCAGTTAAGGATGTGCCTACAGTAACAATTAAACGCATTAAAGTGTCACCAGCACCGCCAGTAACGCCTAATACTTGAGCAGTCTGTGATGCGGCTACGGTTTCGTAGAATGTTCCAAATGGTTGATTAACGCCTGACATGATTAAATCCTTCTAAAAGTTGATTTGGGGGTTTGCTTCCATAATTCATCAAGACTTACATCAGTTTGCCCGACATGAAGTCCTTTAACTCTTGAATCTTTGAGGATAGGACTGTCCTCATCTTTCCATACAATTGAGAGATAGCGGAACGCATCGGCAGAGTGGCTTGTCCAATCATGTTTTGGGCGATCCCTAAATACTTTTTTATCATCATCCCACTCTCGTTGATATTGTCGTAAACATTCAATGCCTTCTTCGCATCTATTATCAAACCAACAGCGAGTTAATGCAAGTCGTGTTGCTTGTATTCCGTCTTGAATTGACAGATTTGGAACGATTTTTAGATGTTTTATGTCGATTTTTGCAGAAAATTGTTCGATTATGCTCTTACCGCCCGATGCCATAGTTTTTGCCCGAGCATCATGGGGTAGGTAATGAAAGCCATATTTGTATCCAAACTCATCTTCTTTTTGTTGCAGCAAACCTGTGTAATAAGGCACAGCTTGACCGTTGCTAGAGTGGTGATCTAGTACCCGTATCTCCCCATAAACCACCTGAAACCACCAAATGCTAGTGGAATCATTGAAACCCAAGTCCCAAGCAGTATGGCAAGGGAACATAGGGTCATAGTCAACTGTAGTAATGCGGTCTAAATCGGTAATCCTACGCATTTCCTGACCATAGTAAGCACCAAGAATGGCAGCTTCAAATGAGCATAGAAACTCTTGTTCATACTGGTTTTCTGACATTGATGCCCTAGCATCTTCTAATTCAGCGTCAGGCAATAACCCTGATTGGTCTGCCCTAAGCATCTTGGAATACCAGCTATCATTGTTTTGGGCGTTTTTGTAGATGTCATAAAAGCTGTTATGACCCTTTGGTGTGCCAATAAACACAGCCCAAGTTTGAACGCCATTTAATCCATTACGGTCTGTGAGCAAAGGTCTAATAATCTCACCCCATACTCTAGGCTTCATATCACTATATTCGTCAAGTACGATTCCGTCACAATAGTTTCCACGAAGTGCGTCAGGAGCATCAGCCCCAAATAGCCTTATCCGTGAACCATTGTGCAGTTCTACCCATAATTCTGATTGATTAGCCTTGACCATAGCTGGTGCGGCAAAGCGACAAAGGTAGTCCCAAGCCACAGATTTAGCCTGACTGTAAAACGGGCACATGTAAAAATACCTGCCGTTAGGCTTGTTTTCTTTAATAGCCCGTTTAATCAGGTCATTAATCGATGCTACGGTCTTTCCTGCCCTGCGGTGACATACTAGGACTGCCCAGCGTTGTTTTCGCTTGTGAAAGTCTTTAAAAGCATCCCTGACCTTATATTCAAACTCATGGACTACTTCAGTCATCTTGCCATTTGTAAATATGGGTGATGGTTGCGGTGCTGTCTTGCACTTGTTCTGTCCTAGCTAATTTAGGCACATGGTATTCAGCGACTTGCATAAAGCAATCAAATGCTACTTTAGGGCCTAGCTTTTCGTTCATAGCGATTTCATCAAGCCATTGTTGTAGTTTGTCTGCGTTACCATCCACGAACTTAGCGATCGCTTCTCTAGCGAGTGCTGTGGACTTATTAGGCACACCTGCAACACGACCGCCTGTCTTTTTTCTAGTTTTTTCTACAGTAGAATCCATACCTTATCCAAGTGGTTGATTAAGATAAGTTAATTGTAGCGTTATTTGATGGGTTTCACAACTTGGTTTTCAAAGCTGATAATTCCTTCAGGAGTTAGTATTCCTTCGTATCCTGCTTGATTGCTCATACGCTCATAAGCATTAGCGGTAGCGTTTTTATCAATAATGCCTTGATATTGGTTATAGTTTTGGGCGGTTTGCTTTAATCTGTCAGGATCAGCGGCTAGATCGTATAGCTTAGTCATATCCGCACTATATTGGTTTGGCCCTAACCCAGCTTCCTTATCGGCTGGATTGGTATAAAAGTAAGTTCTATTGCGTAAAGCATCAGCCATTTTTAATCTATTGGCTTCCGAACCTTTAATGCCGCTACCGTATTTGGTGACATCAGTTTGGGCTAAATCAGGCAAATTACTGAAGTGATAACCTGTGGCCGCTGTTGGGTTATTGGGGTTTATGTATGGCTTTAAATAGTCAGGCATACCGCCCGTGTAACCAACATCAATCATTTCGGGTGGCAATAAAAATGCTTTTTGCTGGGCATATTGGGTTTGTGCTCCCAATTCAGCTAATTTGGCATCTACAGCCGATGTGTCTTGACCTGCTCTAGCTAAACGCTCTTGCTGTAGTTTTAGTGGAATCATCTGTTTTTGAAGATCAGCATTGATTCCTGAATAGTTTACAAAGCTGTTTTGACCCCGAGTTTCAGTAGCGGCCGCCATTTTAGCTAATGGACTGTAAAGCTGGCTGTGTGAACCAAATGCCAATTCTTCACCTTTAGGGCCAAAACTTGCTCCAGTTGGGCCATGTCCGTAATAATCATGCACGGCACGAAATACTTGATTTTCATTTAACCCTGTGTACGGGTCAATTTTATTGAGTAATTCGTGTGGCTCACCACCAGCGTAGGTATACATATGCTTATTGATTAAAGCATCTTCTAGCATTTGTGGCGATCCAGCGTAATTCAAATCACCTTTATGATAAGACAAGTTTATGCCTTGATTTAGCATACGATCTAATTGCTGGGCATTTTCTTTGCCCAACTGTTCATAGCTTGCAGGTACAAGTTCAGAATAATTTGTAGCCCCTGATTTGCGTACAGCTTCAGGATGTAAGCGTAAATACTGAGCAAACATCTTGGCTTGCAATGTTGGCTCTATACCTTTGACCATTTCTTCGTAGGTTTTAGCTATAGGAAATTGCTTTTGTAGCGATGAAGGCGGCATGGCCCGTACTGCTTCTAAATTAAAATTAGGATTTATTTGTTTTGCAGAGCGTACCGCTGGGTTTATTTCAGGGTTTGCAAGGATTTTATCTAGCGATGCGGTAATATCTCGTCTGAGATTGGGT